TGAAGGTTAAGTGTCCTCTTGATTGTGATTTTAAAATAGGTACAACATGGAAGGAGACACATTAAATAAATATAAATTAGCTATTGACCTACATAAATATGTGTGGTATAATTACATTGTTAAATAATTTAAACTCATGTCACAATAGCGTGACGATATAAAAGGAAATTTAAATGAACGATCCAATATATATTACAGGTAAATGTCACTATGCTTCTCTCGTAGAGCCTAACACTAAGTTCGAGCCAGTGTGGTCAATTCAAATTGAAGTTGATGATAACAACCGTGCAATGATTGAAGCTGCTGGTCTTACGATTGCTAACAAAGGTGATGATCGTGGAGACTTTGTAACTATTAAACGTAAGGTAGCACGAGCAGACGGTACTCAGAAACAAGGTCCAATAGTAAAAGATTCTCAGAATAATAAATGGGATGGTAAGTTGATTGCTAATGGTAGTACTGTTAATGTTAAGGCTGTGCCTTTTGAGTGGACTTATGCAGGTAAGTCAGGTATATCTGCTGACCTAGCTGCTGTTCAAGTCGTAGACTTTATTGAGTACACTGGTGGTTCAGACAATGACTTTGATGTTGTTCCTGGTGGTTATGTAACTGAAAGTTTTGATGAAGAAATTCCTTTCGCCTCTTGATTTAAACTAAGGGAGACTTGGGGGTAGAAATTATTGGTTTGGTTTCTACCCCACTTTTTATGATATGAAACAAATTGAAACATTAGTTAAAGATATATATGAGTTGTTCTCTCTCAACCCAATTAGTATGGATGAGAAAGAAGTTGATAAACATATTGATATCTTTGGTGAGATGCTTAAGGTTCACATCAAAGCCTTCATGTATGAGAAGCCACGTACCAGAGGAAACCTTAGACTATCTGCTGTAGGTAAGCCCGATAGACAGCTATGGTATGATGTCAATAGTAAGAAAGAGATAGAAGATATCACATCTAGTACAAGGATTAAGTTTTTATATGGGTACATCTTAGAGGAGTTGCTTCTACTATGTGCTTCTATTGCAGGTCATAAGGTTACTGACCAGCAGAAAGAAGTAACTGTTGAGGGTATCTTAGGTCATCAAGATGCTATAATAGATGATGTCTTAGTTGATTGTAAGAGTGCATCAACATTTAGCTTTAAAAAGTTTAAAGATAATAAGTTAATTGAGGACGATCCGTTTGGTTACATAGGACAAATCTCAGCTTATGCTGAAGCTAATGGTGTAGATAAAGCAGCATTCCTAGTGATAGATAAATCAAGTGGTGAGATATGTCTCACACCTGTACATCAAATGGAGATGATTAATGCAAAGGAAAGAGTTAAGCATCTTAAGGGGATGGTTGTCAATAATCATGTCCCTGATAGGTGTTATTCTTCAGTTGCTGATGGTGAGTCTGGTAATCTTAAGCTTGCTATCGGTTGTATTTATTGTAGTCATAAGCGAGAATGTTGGGCTGATTGTAATCAAGGTAAAGGACTACGTGCTTTCAAGTATGCCAGAGGTAATACCTACCTTACGAAAGTTTCTAAGGAACCTAAAGTTGAAGAGGTAGTTAACTGGTAATGCATTGGGAGTATAGTAATAAACCTGATCTTAGTAAGTTTGGATTTGTTTATCGAATAACTAATACTAAAACAACTAAAGCTTACATAGGTTGCAAGCAATATTTTACTTACTCTAAAGGTAAGAAGAAGAAAGAATCTAATTGGAAATCTTATACAGGTTCTTCTAAATATTTAAACGATGACATTAAAAAAATAGGAAAGGATAACTTTAAGTTTGTAATCATAGCTGAGTTTAAAAACAAACGAAGCTTACGTTACTATGAGTGCTACTATCAAATGAAATATAATGTGCTCGTTAGTACTATGGAGGGTACTGATGAGCCATCATTCTATAATAGTTTTGTAGGAGGTAAATTTTATCGACCAGTAGAAGAGTATTACGATAATGAATAATAATCCGTACCAAGAAGTAGACGTTGATGTATCTGTACTATCTCTCTATGATCTTACAGATAAGGATGCACACCAATCATTGTATATAGCTGTAGTGTTACAAGCGTTACTTGATTTAACTAAGCCTACTAAAGAGAATGAGAAGAGTTCTATTCAGTTAGAAAGAGATCAAGCTCACTCTTGGATATTTAAAGAGGTAGGTGTGACATGTAGAAACTTTAGTGATACGTGTTACTATGCAGGACTTCAGCCAGATACTGTAAGGCATTTCGCTTTTAATATAATTAACTCAGAGGATATAATAGATGTCAGAAGAAGATTCCATTCCCTCCTCTAAAGCTTTAGAGGTACAAGTTGGTGGTGATCATTATAAAGATTGTGGTATACAACCAGTAGAATATATACATGCAAATAAGCTTGACTACTTCGAGGGTAATGTGGTAAAATACATAACCCGACATAGAACTAAAGGTCAAGGTAAAAAGGATATAGAAAAAGCTATACACTATGCACAACTAATCTTAGAATTAGAATATAAAGGAAAATAATAATGTTTAAATCAAACCGTAACCCTCAGTTTAGATCAAAGTTTAGCGAAGATATATTCAACACTAAGTATTCACATGAAGGTGCTGAAACATTACATGAGTTAGCTGCAACTCTTGTTGAAGATGTGTGCCAAGAGAATCTATCTCGTGATGAGAAGGAAGAACTAGTAGATCACATCTCTAACCTACGGTTCCTTCCGGGTGGACGTTACCTTTACTATGCAGGTAGGGAGAAGAAGTTTTTTAATAATTGCTACCTTCTTAAGGCAGAAGAAGATACGAGAGAAGACTGGGCTAACCTATCTTGGAAGTCTGAGTCTTGTCTTATGACAGGTGGTGGTATTGGTGTAGATTATTCTGTCTATCGTGGTGAAGGTGCTACTCTTAAGGGTACAGGTGGTACAGCTAGTGGTCCTCTACCTAAGATGGAGATGATAAACTCTATTGGTCAGAAGGTAATGCAAGGTGGTAGTCGTAGGTCTGCTATCTATGCTTCACTTAATTGGAAGCATGAAGATATAAATAAGTTCTTGATTGCTAAGAACTGGGCTGACATGCCAGTAGGTACAACAGGTCAGACACTCTTTGACATTAAGAAGGATGACTTTAACTTTCCTGCACCGTTAGATATGACAAACATCAGTGTTAATTATGATACTGAATGGTTACTTAACTACTGGGAGAAAGGAGAAATAGGAGATGTCTTTAGGACTAATGTTGCTCAAGCTCTTAAGAGTGGTGAGCCGGGGTTTTCATTTAATTTCTTTGAGAAAGAGAATGAGACTCTACGTAACGCATGTACTGAGGTTACCAGTGAGGATGATAGCGATGTTTGCAATCTTGGCAGTCTTAACTTTGCTCGTATTGATGACCTCAATCAGCTTCAGCAAGTCGTACAGCTTGCAACAAAGTTCTTACTCTGTGGTACAACCAGAGCGCAGTTACCTTACGAGAAAATTTACGATGTTCGTGAAGCTAATAGACGTTTGGGATTGGGACTCATGGGATTACATGAGTGGCTCATACAACGTAACAACAGGTATGAAGCTACCCCAGAGTTACATAGGTGGTTCAAAGTATACGAAGCAGAGTCCGATAAAACCTCAAGGAGTTTCTCCAAGACTTTGGGAGTCTCTCAACCTATCGCAGTTAGGGCAGTAGCTCCTACAGGAACAATAGGTATCCTAGCTGGTACGTCTACTGGTGTTGAGCCTATCTTCTCTGTTGCTTACAAGCGTAGGTATCTTAAGAATAAGCGTTGGCACTATCAGTATGTAGTAGATAGTGCTGCTCAAGAGATGATTGAATTGTATGGTACTGATCCAGATAAGATTGAGTCTGCTCTTGATCTATCGACAGACTATGAACGTAGACTAAGCTTCCAAGCTAACGTACAAGAGTATGTTGATATGTCCATCTCCTCCACCATTAACTTACCATCATGGGGTACTGAAGATAACAACGAAGATAAAGTAGATGGCTTCGCTCAGACCTTAGCTAAGTATGCTCATAGGTTACGAGGTTTTACTTGCTACCCTGATGGCTGTCGTGGTGGTCAACCTCTTACATCTGTACCTTACTCTGAAGCTATAGAGAAGTTAGGTGAAGAGTTTGAAGATAACATTCAAGCACATGATATCTGTGAGATCAGTGGTTCAGGTGGTACGTGTGGTGTTTAAAGAAAACACTTGCATATCATTTAAAAATGTAGTATAATATAATTTTACTTTTAGATAAAGGAAATACTAATGAGTATTAGTAAGGAGAAGAAGGTCAATACAGTTTTTATAGGTTATGATCCTAAAGAAAAGGTTGCGGCACAAATGCTTAAGTATCTTATTGAAGCTAACTCACCAAAGGATATTATAGTTAAGTTTCTACGTAAAGATATCTTAGAACATATGAATATGTTTAACAGACCTTATGAGATGGTTAACAATCAGATGATTGATTCAATAGATCAGAGGCCATTCTCTACTGAGTTTACCTTCACTCGTTTTCTAGTACCTGCTTTGATGCAGTACGAAGGATGGGCATTATATCTAGACTGTGATATGTATCCTAGAACAGATATCAATGAGATATTTGAGGAGTATAATGATTCTTTCTATCCTTTGTACTGTGTTAAACATAACTATGAACCAGAAGATGATTTTAAAATGGACGGTAGAGAGCAGACTAGATACGATAGGAAGAACTGGTCTAGCTTAATGTTATGGAACTGTGGTCATGAGTTGAACAAACCACTAACACCTTTTGCAATCAATAATAAAACAGGCAACTACCTACATACATTCGGTTGGTTAGCAAATAAGAACAGTGCTATAGGTGGTATGACTGAGGATTGGAACTGGCTTGATGGTCACTCTGATCCATCTATCAACCCTAAGATGGTACACTTCACAACAGGTGGTCCTTGGTTTCCTGAGTGGAAATGCAAGCGTGAGGTTGACGGCCTAATGGCAACAGAATGGAATGGTGATTATTCTTACTTAGTATTACATGGAAAAATAGATGAATTATAAAATAGTAACAGCCTTTAATGAGAACTACTTACAACATAGTACGTTTCATTTATTAAATGAGTTCAAAGAAAACTGGGAACCAAGCATAGAATTTCATTGCTACTACTATGACATTGATCTTGCTAACTATTCTTTACCTAAAGCTAAGAATATATTCTATCATAACCTAGTAGAGTTAGAAGAGTTTAAGAAATTTAGGACTGAGTTCTCTCAACACAATGGTACTGAAGGTGGAGCTATACAGTACACAAATATTCTAGACGCACAGAAAGTTATGCCTAAAGTTATGGCACTGAGTGAGTGTGCCTTTAATAACTCAGATAGCTGGTTGATCTGGCTTGACCCTCTTGTAATGAATACCAAGGACATATCATTAAAAACTTTAAGTGATTTGTTTCCTGAACACTCTGATAAGATTGATCTTATAACTCTTAAAGACAAGAGTTATTTTACTGCCTTCAACTTATCTAGGACAACCCCTGTTGAATTACTAGGTGATCTACGTGGTGCTTATACATCAGGTGAGTTCTTAAACTACAGGGAGTGGGAGGATATCTTTGTCTTCAATAGACTAAGAACTATCTATGGTGCTCACGGTATGCACGTACATGAATTTACAGAAGAGAACTCTCCTATTTGTGAGTTGCTTGTAGATATGGCAGACAAGAAAAACTCTGCTCTTAGAAACAAAGAAGGTAAGCGTATCTTTGAGTTGTCAGAGACAAAGACTACTGGTGATATACTGCCTAATAGATATAAACAACTTGCTGATCTTATACGCTTCTATAAACCTACGACAATCCTAGAGACAGGTACTTGGAATGGTGGGCGAGCTATTGAGATGGCTCTAGCTGCATTTAAACATAACGATGCATTACATTACATTGGCTTTGATCTCTTTGAAGATGCTACTGTTTATACAGATCATGAAGAGTTTAATGTTAAGCCTCACAATACTATGGAAGCAGTAGAGAAAAGGTTTATTGAGTTTGCTGAACACATGAAGGAGAAAGAAAAGAAAACTTTCACCTATGAATTAACTAAAGGTAATGTAAGATTAACCTTAGATAAGTTTATTAAGACTGAAGTATTTAATGAGGTAGACTTTGCTTTGATGGGTAGTGGTAACAGTATTGAGACTACTCAGATAGAGTATGAAGCATTTAAAAATATTCCTATAGTTGTTACTGATCATTACTTCACTAAGGAAAGTACTGAAGATGAAACAATGCCACCTGAAAAATATCATGGAGCTAATAATGTATTTGATAGCGTCAAGACAAAGATGGTTAGTACGGAAGAGGAGGATACGGAAGGCTGGACAATCTTTGAGGAAGAAAATAGTATACGTAAGTACATTCTTTCATCCCAAGATAAGGTGGCTGGTGGTGGGCATACTCACCTTGTGGTTTTTCTTCACGATTTCGATCTAGAAGACATACCTAAAGACTTAAAGAGTGTACCTATTGTAGTACATCCTAGAGACTGTGTGCCTAGAGACTACATCAACAATAACATTAAGACTAACATGACTTTGATTGATCCTAATAAGTGGGTGACTAAGCATGATGCTCATCGAGAGACTGCTATCATGGTATCTGCTGGTCCTTATCTTAACTATAGTGTACTTAAAAAGTTCATCAAGGATAATCCTCATGCTAAGTTGTTAACAGTTAAACATGCTTACCCTCACCTACTAGCTAATGGTATCGTACCTTGGGGTTGTATACTCTTAGATCCTAGACCTATCACTGGGATATCTACACATAACATAGTTCGTAAGGATCTCTTTAAGAACATAGACTCAAGAACTAACTTCTTCCTTGCTTCTATGACTGATCCTTCTGTTACTAACTTTATGATTGATAAAAAAGTTAATTTATTTGGATGGCATGCCTTCACTGATTCTCTTAGAGCAGAGAGTGAGCAAGGTCAGGAGATACAGAACCAACAGGTAAAGATATCTGAGGATCTAGGAATACCTCAAGGTGCTACTATGATTACAGGTGGTACATGTGCTGCAATGCGAGGCATTGGTATGCTACATACGATGGGCTTTAGGGACATACACCTCTTTGGTTTTGATTGTTGTCGTGATGAGCCTACGAAAGAAGAACTAACTGAGACTACAGGTGATATAGAAGGAGGAGAGATACCTAAGCCTAAGTACATGCAGGTAACTGTAACCGGGAAAGAATACTGGACTACAGGTGAGCTACTAGCTATGGCTCAAGACTGTGAGAAAGTATTCTGTGATGACGGCCTTGAAAATGCCTTGACATTCCACGGTAAAGATACTATGATATCAGATCTCTGGGAGCTATCACAGAAAAAGAAAACAAGACCACCGTTTGAAGGATACTACAAATGAAACAAGTAGAATGCGATCCTAAGTTAAGTAGGAAGAATCCATCTGAAAGATATAAGAACTTACTAGAAGAATATATTAAGATGCATTCTTCTGCTAAGGGAATGTTTGATGGTAAGAGTTTAAGTAAGTTTGTTTATATTATTGATAACTTTTTAAAGAGTAATAATTGTAAAACTTTACTAGACTACGGTGCTGGTAAAGGTACTCTCTATACTAAGGACTACACTAACCTAGTACCACAGTTAAAGAAACCTTTAGGTGAGTACTGGAACCTTGATACAATAGATCGTTATGAACCTGCACTACCAGAGTTTAATGTCCTACCTGAAAAGCATTATGATGCTGTCATATGTACTGATGTACTTGAGCATATACCTGAGAGTGATATAGGATGGGTAGTAGATGAACTATTCTATCGTGCAGATAAAATGATCTTCTTAAACATAGCTTGTTACCCAGCACGTAAGACGTTTGAAGATGGTAGTAATGTTCACATATCTTTATTCCATCCTAATGCGTGGTTAGATTTCTTCTCTGATAAGATTAAAGATTATAAAAATTTATCTGTATATATTTTCTTTGATATAATGAATGAAGATAAGAAGACAGTTACTTTAGAAGGATTTAAGATAGATAATAAACCAAGGGTAATACAACTTAGACAACAGGAGGATAAATAATGTTAGGCATAGCTGAATCAGTAATCGGAGTAGCAGGTAAGGTACTTGATAAGTTCATTGAAGACAAAGACCTTAAGACTAAGTTAGAAGCAGAGCTTAAGACACAGATGGTGTCACTAGATCTAGCTCAAGCACAAGCAAACATCGAGCAAGCAAAGCATCCATCTATATTTGTTGCTGGTTCTAGACCAGCTATCATGTGGATATGTGCTTTTGCTCTAGGCTGGCAGTTTATCTTTGCTCCTATTATATCGTGGGGTTTAGTGATCTGGTATCCTATAGTAGAACTACCTAGCTTGCAGACAGCAGAGCTTACGTCATTAGTGATGGCTCTCTTAGGACTAGGTGGAATGAGAAGCTTTGAGAAGTCTAAGGGTGTTCAAAGAAACAACATGAACAAACGATGATTAATTTAACTGACAGTGCTGACATACATCTATCCTCAGTTATCAATGAGAATGCTGGTATGTTTACAGACATAAGGTTATCTGTTACTAGTGGAGGTTGCTCTGGTTTTAACTACGACTGGCAGTTGACTAGCTCAGAAGAGAAAGGTGATCATGTTATTGATCTTGACTCAGGTAAACTTCTTATTGATAATGTCTCCCTCTTATACCTTGAGGGTATGACTATAGATTATAAGAAGGATATCTTTGGTCAGAGATTGATGATAGATAATCCTAATGTTAAATCTACATGTGGTTGTGGCGAAAGCTTTCAAGTATAATAATGAAGAAGCTTATCAGATGGATTAAATGTAAGATACGTAGAAAAGAACCTATTAAATATTTGTCAGGTAAAAATAGAAATGAAAAACAACTTAAAAAAACTAGCCCCAACTCATACCTTAGATTGGTACATCAAATGGGTAGCTTCTATATTCTTAATTGCAGGTGTTATCTTAACAAGTAATAATATCTTTCCTACTAACCTAATCTTTCATGCCTTTGGTATGCTAGGATGGTTTATTGTTTCTATTCTATGGAATGATAGAGCGTTGCTTGTAATCAATGCGGTATCACTAGCCCTTTTAATCAATGGATTGGTAGCTCACTATGTTAAATGAAAAACAAGAGAAGTTTGCACAGTCATACGTACTACATAACAATGCAACTGAAGCTGCTAAGTCAGCAGGTTATGCATCAGCATCAGCAGCTAACCAAGGCTATCGACTTCTTCAGATAGATGAGATAGTAGAACGTATACGTATTCTTGAACTTGAATTAGAAACTAACGTAGATGTAATAGAAGAATTGGAAAGTCAGTATGCATTCGCTAAACAGAATGGACACACTAATAGTGCTATCAAGGCACTTGAATTATTATCTAGAGTACGTGGTGCTAACTCTGATGTTAATCCTAATTTAGATTCGGAGACATTAGAAGGTGCAATCATAGGATGTCTTAATGTTTTAGGTGAAGATGTAGTATTAGGTATGTTAGCTAAGTGTAACTTCGCTAATAGCATCTTTTCAGAGGAAGATCTAGAGAATATGGACACAGAGAGCCTCTTAGAAAGCGTTACAGAGGGGGTAGTGGACCCTACCTACCCTGAAGATACTACTTCCTCTGTATCAAGCTAAGAATAGAGCACATAACATATAGCTATTTATAGCTCCATACCCACGGTCTTGGGTGTGTCTCACTGTTCTCCATCGTATCAAGGTGTATGAATCTCTTCTCATGCTGTCCCCTTTGGGATACACCTATGCCA